CAGTGCACTCTGGACATCGTTAAACGGAACGGCTACGTCTGTCGCGACCTGCTTACCGATGTCGGACAGTTGCTTAAGGCTTGCAGAGAATCCGTCGACCTGTGTTTTGGTAAGAGCAACTTGACGCTGATATTCACGAGCCGTATTAACAGTAGACAGAAGGGCAGCAGTACCTACAACGCCGACACCGATCATTGCGATGCCGACTAGTGAAAGCACTTGGCTAGTACTTCGTATAGCCTGCGCTAGCTGTGTATGTCGCCGCGCTGACAGTTCAAGGTTTTTCGCCTGCTGTTCAAGTGCTGCAGCGTTAGCAACAATTCCGGCAGTCTCGTCGGTGGTAGCGCCAGCTGCTCTCATATTGGCTGCTTGCTGACGAAGAGCAGCAGCCTCTGATCTAGCTCCAGCAGCTTGCGCTGCAGCACCAACGCGGAGGATGTCACGGCTCATGGCCTGTAGGCCACCGGTAGCCTCGTCTCGCACCTTCAAGACGAAGTACAGATCACGCGCCGTGATCCCCACTTAATCCTCCTAGGCCTTACCGGTAGCTGCTTTAGACCGGGCGTCTATGTCTTCGCGTATCTTGTCGAATTCTATTACTCGATGGACTAGGAAGATGTATAGGCTGTCTTGACTAAGAACGCCTCCGTCATCAGGTAACTGCCCTAGATGTTCACAAAGTCGAATTAATTCCAACCAGTCAGCTGCGTCCTGCTCTTCTGTTTCAACAGTTGTCTTCTTGCTTATGATGAAGCTCCTGAGCTGGTCGACGATTTTCCCACTTCCTCGTCACCTTCGAAGTCGTTGAACGTTGTAATATATTCATCGATCTCGTCACCGACTAGACCGTCAAGCATCTCAAGGTGCTTAGGGTCCTTGAAGTTTAACAGTGATTCACTAGCAGAATCATCGGGGTTTGCGAGGTAGGTGAGATTGTGTTCGACGATAACAGTAGCGAACTCGAATTCCGTCACCTTGCGGTTCAGGAATTCGAGTTCAGCGGAGATGTCTTGGTTACGAGCCCGACCGCCCTTGATCTCCATCTTAGGCTTAGCCAGAAGCGCCTTGCGCTGCATTTTCTCCCCGAAGGTCATCCGCCGTAGAACGACGAAGCCTCCTTCAAGGCTCTTGAGCTCGAACCTCTTGGTAGGTACCCCTACACGTGTTGCGATAGGCATTTTCAGCTCCCTCTCATCGATGCCTATGAATGCCATGCAATTTGCTTTAAGAGAACCACACGGCCTTTATTCGATTGTTAGACCAAATCAGACTCGCAAGATCTCAACGGTGTGGTTAGCTATTAAGGTGTGTAAGTCCTTTGGTCTAATTAAGCTCTAACCCGGTCTGTTTACGTCTAAAGCTAACTAGCTACCTCTAAGTGCTTAAGACTGACAGACTAATTTCTGTTTCAAGTTCGAAGCCCGGTCCTTGACGCACTGGCTTTGCTGTTTCGTTCCAAAGCTTTTGCGCTCTTACTACTACAGGTTCTAGATCTAATCCGTCATGCTCAACACTTACCGTGTGGACTGAATCACTAATTGTGACCTTAGTTGACATCGTTGTCTCCCTCTACAAACGATGCGCTACGCGATGTTTTCCTGCGTCTTTACTACGATCTGATACGTAGCAGGAGAAGAGCTAAGCTGGTTCTGGAAGTCGACGACTGCACGTACAAGGTCACCCTGACTAGCAATGTTAGTTACGTAGGTGTCTCGCATTGCGTTCGGAATCAGAATCGAAACGCTATTGTTTACACCCTTGCTAATCGTAAGAGTAAGAGACGCGGCGGTGTACGACTTGAAGGCATCGTAATCAGTACGAGTCATAAAGTCGCGCTCGAAATGCGTCGTACAGGTTCGTTCGCCGTAGGCAATAAACTGTGCGCTACGTCCCGTATTCTTGAGACGGAACTCAGCCTTGCCGGCGTCATCAATCGTGAACTCGAACAGGTCTGTATCGAACACCTGAGTCCCTGTAGGGATCTCGATGTCGTACATGCCTGCGCCGTACGGTGCTGTCGTCGGAAACGTAGGCGAACCAATGCTCTGACTAGCTTCGTCGGTGCCCAACAAACCTATCGCTACAATGAGTTCACCCTCATTGATCGAGAACTTAAGCGAGGAAACAACTACGCCGACATATCCGAAGACCGCTCCGGAAACACGCTGAATGGTAAGCGAGAGTGTCCGCCCTGGAATCGCGTCGTTAATGGGCGTATACGTATAGACGTAGTTAGGCCCAGCACCAGACTTGACACAGCTCATTCGTGCGCAGTACAGGAAGTAGATGAGGACGTCTTCCAGTACTTCAATTTCCATTACACCTTCGATGTGCGAGTTGCCAGGACTACTACCGATCACATCGACACTAGCCCGCACCGGCCTCCGCCATCTAGTGGCCTGCATGAATGCAAGGGTCTCACTGTTGAACGGTACCCACTTGGTCGGTGCAGTGTAGGTACCGGCCTGGAACGCGGTGTTAGTAGCAGGGAGTGCGCCGGAGGGAGTGATCGAGCCTGTGTCAACGTAAGTTACAACAGCGCCGACGGTTGTGAGTAAGAGTTCAGTTCCTGTAGCACCACCTGCTGCGGTTCGGTAGATCTTGTAACCGGTTGCATTAGGAACTGCAGCCCAGTTGATCGTGTTCGAGTTAGTGCTGCCAGCGCCTGTGACGATCGACTGCTCGTTGCTAACCGTCGTCTCGCCTACTGCATTGATAGCAGTAACGTAGTACTTATAGGTCGAAGCGGTCGGCAGAGTACCACCGGAGGTGCTCGTGCTAGGTGCTGATTGCACCGGAGGCGGAAGGACCTCGAATGCAAGTCCTGCTATACCGCCACCGCCAATGCCATAAGGCATACCTACTCCTCCTCAACGATAACGGTAAGCTCGACACCTTCAGGCAATCCTACTAGAGGAAGCTTGAGCCCTCGTGTCTCTTCGAACCTGTTCGCGTCATCTTGTGTGAACATGCGAAACAGACCCGGACCTATTACGCCGAGACCATCAACAACGATGGATCGCTCGGTATTGTTGGTGACTTGATACTTCATCCTGCCTCCCATCGTCGTCAACGGAGCTTAGTCTTCGACTTAGCTGTGTATGTTAACCGTACGGTACGATACGCTGTCCCGGAACGATATACAAAACCCGAATCGGTTGCACTCACAAAGCCGTGAATTACTAGACCACTTTGTTGTGGATCTAGATTTACGAAGGTTCTCACCTTATCAGCGATCTGACCTACTTGCATACGAGTTAGTTGATTGTCTTGGATTTGAGCGTGATAAATGAAGATGTAGATGGTAAAGTCGTTTTCTCCGTAGTACTGTGCTGGATGAAGAGTTACCGGAGCTCCCGAAGGTTCTACTACAATGCAAGGAATAGCTGGAAACTTCTCCTGATCGCCAAACCAAACATTCTGTGGGACTACAGGGGCTGAAGTATTCGGGTCAAGAGTAGTAGAGGTAAAGGTCGCAAGGTTAGCGACTAGTTGGCCGTAAATGTACTCGGCTAAGACTTCTACAGAATCAGTCAGGCTAGCCAATGTCCCTGAACCCTCCCTCCTTGACTGCGACACCTTCCATCCACTTGGAGAAGATCAGCTCTATCTTCGGCACATCTTCTGGCTGCCACATGATAAAAGGTCTTGCTGGTAAGCTCCAAGCGCCTTCAGAGTCAATGATCAGCCCGATAGCACGATTTCGCACATGGCTCGCAGACGCTTTAGGGCCTAGCTCTTTCTTAGCAGCAGGAACGAAGCGCGAGATAACGGCTTCGGCTGCCGAGCTATGAGGTGCATGACTCATTAGCTCAGCCAACGCTCCTCCACCACTAGTACCTGTAGAACCTGCTTGATGGTATACACCGTAGAACGCATCAAGCGGCAGGCGTCTAACGGTTGCCGACTGCTCACCTATGTCCCAGATGCCGAAACTAGTCGCAGCCTCTTCTAGTGTACCAGTACGGTGCAGAATTGGATGAGCTGCCCCAAAACGCTGGAGAATAGTACCTTTGTTGAGATTGTCCCACGAAGGTCGACCTTCAGACTCGAAGTTCTCCTTGATAGAGGGAATGATTACGTGTTGCACCGCAAGCGTCAACGGAACTCTTGCCGACTTGACAACCTGGCCCATGACCCTTAAGTCTTTAGCTACTAGTCCAACCGAAGGCCTTACTTCCCACTTGATTGACATAACCTTATCGAATCTCAAGCCCATGATCGCACTAGCAATTGGCACAGATGAGGCAGTAGCTCTCGAGATTGGAAGGTTTGTGGGAAGTGACGTAGCCATAAGTCCTCCTAGAACACCGTGGTCATGGAGAACTTAGCTGGACCGAGAGAAGGGTCGAGGTCTGTAGGGTCTTGCGCGCTAGAGGCATCGGTAGGGTAGTACGCAGGGTCAGTTGTAGTCGATATAGTACCTGGGATCTCGATAGACCCATCCAGGATACCTGCTATCAACATCTCCGCGTTTGCATCTAGCTTTAAGGCGTACGTGTTCTCTTGAGTTCCTACGTCCTCACTGTACTGACGCATGTAGAGGAAGGCAACGTACTTCTTGGAAATGATCGTACGCACAAGTTTTGGCGTCGTAGTGCTATCAGTCCAAGAATTAACGTCCATGCCTTGCACACCGCGCAGGCGATCGATTACTTCCTCTTCCATGTGAGCTAACAGCTCAGCATCAAGAGTCGTGAACGTTAGTTTTGTAGGTTCACACCACGCTTTAGCCTCTGCTACAGTGATGCGCGCCATCGCTTCTCCCTCTTAGTGCAGGTGGGGCGGTCACACTTCCCGTATGACCGCCCCTACTTCACCCCGGCTGCACTTGTGCTACTCAGTTGGTCGGAATATCTCCTGAGTTGGTCGACGGCTGCACATCGGACCCACCAGCGCCTGGAGTGGCGGCGTCCGCTGGGGTAGACGCCGGAGTATCACCTACGGGTGGAGCTTCGTCCCGATCCTTATAGATGATGATTGGTTCGGGCATATCGACCTTCTCGAGGACACCAACGTCCCAGAGTGTCTTCATTGTAGCGTTGTCGAGTCCGGTAACGATTTCCCCGTACTTGAACTCGAGAACTTCGGACTCTACACCATCAGGTCCAGCGACTCCATGACGAATATTGCTTATCGCTCGAAATGCCATAGCCATTGCTCTCTCCTTTCACTCCCTCTACGTTCTAGCAGGATTAAGCAACAGCCGCCTTGATAACGTAGCCAGCAATCGACTTGCCAGCGTCACCGGTACCCGCATCACCCTGAGCCGGAAGCTTCAGGTCGTACCGACGGCTTACGCGAAGAAGGTCGCTCTTACGCTTCTCTTCACGCCACCTATCGACGAACTGAGCTCCCCACTGGAACTCGTAACCGTATGCCGGGATCTTCATGCCAGGACGGTCAGGCACATAGGCAAGAACGACATCCTTGCCCCAGAGGTAACCGAGCGAGGTCGCCTGGCCCTCATGCGCACTGTTGATCCCGACGCCAGGCACGATTACCTGACCGAAGCCGAGAACTGCCGCAAGCAGTTCGGCGGAGAAGATCGCCCGCTCAGAGTACTTAATGCGCTCCAAGAAGTCGGGGTGGTCTTCGAGTACTACCATGACCTGATATGGCAGGACACCCTTAGACGGATCAAGGTAGATCCGGTTGTGGATAGCAGTCTTGCCGGTACGCAGGTCGTGAATCGGGTCGGAGTTGACGTAGTCGCTCCACTGCGAAGTACCAGAGAGCGTCACTGTGTTAGTTGATGCGTAGTTGGCAGCAGTAGTAGCCAACACCTGCATTGCAACTTCGCGGCCAAGCAGAACACGAGAGGTCACGAGCTCCGTAGCATCACGGTCAGGTGACAGAGGAGCGTCCGCGTTTGCACGCTCTTCGTCGGTAACTGCGATCTGAAGCGCGTGCTCCTGTGCATAGTACTGGTCAGTCGAAACCGACAGACCCGCGATCTCATTTGCTTCGTCACCTGGAGCACGGAAGTCACCCGACTCTGGGAGCCAGGCCTCTCGGCCGAAGATGTAGTACTTGTCCGTTTGCTTCTGGACAACTACAGACGGAAAGAGCTGCTCACCAACGAGACCGGCATTGGGCCACGCGATGCTGATGTTCGTGAGAACAACATCAACGTGCACACTACCTGCACCCGTAGGGTTGTAAACTGGCATTCTTTATTCACTCCCTTCGGGGCTAAGCGACCAGGAACCCGGCCGGGCTCAACAGAACATCGATGAGATCACCCGCGTTGATAGTCTGGCCCAGAGGACCAACTACGACGCCAAGTGTGAAGTTCGTACCGCCTGTAGCCGCCTTGACGACACCACCTGAAGCACCGGCGGTAACCTTGTCACCGACAACTGGAACAGTACCAGAACCCGACACGAATACCTTCGTGATACCTGCGAACATCACGTTGGCGATAGCCTTACCGTAAGCCACCTTGACCGCGTCGATGTTCTCCTGTACTACACCGCAGGTGTAGACAGTAGCAACAGCGTTGAGGTCAATCGCCGTAGCGGGAGAACCCGACCACTTGACACAACGGTAAATGGTAACACCGTTGGTTGAGGAGCTATTGTACGTCGAGAGGACGGGAAGACCCTTGCTCAAGATGTAGTTGCCGCCGCCTGCCATTGTCTATCCTCCTTTCCTATTCGACGAACGAAGTAGAAGCTTCGCGGTACGCGTCCCACACCTTGGGGTCGCTGAGGACTCGAGTAGCGGCCGTGGCGTAGTCAAGGTTCTTGTCAGTCTTCATCAGCTGCTCAATCTCGCGGGTGACGCGATCCTGAACCGGCTGAGGCGAGTACCCACGTGCACCAGCGGCGCGTTCGCCTAGTTCGACGACGAACGAGGCACTCGTCTTAACCATACTCATGAGCTCCCAGAACTTCTCCGTCAAAGCGGTCGGCCATGCCTCGTGAAGAAGCATCTCACGTACGAGTTCCTGAGCCGCCGGAGTCATCACGAGCTTACCGCTGTCACCTAGTGCGTTGAACTCGGCGAGCTTCGAGGTAACCGTACCTTCGCGAAGGGACTGAGTCTGCTCGGCAAGCTGCTTCGCCTGCGCATTGAGGTGATCCATCAGAGCCTTGACGGCTGGGTTCTGCTCTGCGAGCAGAACTAGACTCGGCGGCATCGTCGGGACGACCGTAGGCGCAGGAGTCGGAGCTGGCGCAGGAGCTGGGGTCGGTGCAGGAGTTGGAGGAACAGCTGGAGTCCCCAGAAGCCTAGCAGCCTCGGACAGAACGCGCATCTCAGCGATCTTGGCGTCAACTTCCGCGTCCGTTGCAGTTTCTGGGAGCCCGAGCTGCTCACGCAGCTTCTTAGGATCCACTTCTTCCTCCTTCTTCGGAGGCTCACCGAATGTGAGCTCCGACAGATTTAGGGGCAACAAGTCCTTCAGGAATGGACGGTTAGTAATGCCGCCACCGAAGAGTACGTTGCGCCATGTCTTACCCGAGTTATCGGTCCACTCATCCCTATACTCGGGAGAGAAGAACCTGTATGCTCTCTCCTTGATCTTTTCCTGAGCCGTCTTAGTCCAATCGACTAGACCTTGAAGCGTATCGCCCATAACTCGGGCTTGCCGAATCCAGCCTGCGGCTTCAGTGCTCGTGTTCGAGCTGTTATGGTCGTAGTCGATTGACAAAGGAATACCGCGGACGTTGTTGTTAACGTTGTCCGCGAACTGCTGCAACCTCGTGGGGTCGAAATTGATCTTACCGTACAACGGGTGCTGGTAATTTCCGACCTTCATCAGGTCGATCCAGGTACCGCCAGCGTCACCCGAGAAGGTGAACTGTCCCAGGTCTACGTAGCTGGCGAAGCGCACAGCCTTTGCCATCAGACACCTTCCTAGCAGTTACCCATGGAAGACTGCGACGGAAGAGACTTCGTAGCAGACCTACGCACCATATCCGTAGTACTTGTTCGACGCTGACGTGCAGACACTGGAGCGTCCGCCATGGCCTTAGTCGCCTTCTTGGCTGGAACCTTCTTGACTCCAGCAACCTTGGCGAGATTCGGATTGGCCTTCTTCGCTGCAGGACTAGCCTTACGAGCGCCCGCCGCGATGATAGCCTGAGCTGCCTTCTTCGAAATGCCCTGCCTACGTTGGACCGACGCGGCTGCCGCCTGGAATCCCATTCCTTGGTCAGCCATCTTCACCGCAGGAGCCTTCACTGCGATAGGAGATCCGGTCGCCTTCTTCCTCTTCGTTGCCACTCCCGACCCCTTTCTGGAACCACCGGATATTACCCGGTCGATGTGGACGTTACCCGCACCAGAAGGATTGTAAACACTCATTGGGATAGGTCTCCTAACCGGAGCGGTGTGGTTCCTAACTCGATTATAGAGAAGGCAAAACGAGTAATCAATACGTCCAAGAGCACAAGATCCTTTAGACTACCCGCCTGACCTGTCCGTACCTG